GGGTAATGGAATATGTCGAAGATTGGCGAAACCATCGAGATACTAATTATCTTACTGACTGGAAAGAGTTTGAAAGACTTTGGAGAGGTGAATGGGCTGCTGAGGATCGTCTAAGAGATTCAGAAAGAAGCCGTATAACATCTCCTGCTTTACAGCAAGCCATTGAGAACCATACAGCTGATATTGAAGAAGCAGTGTTTGGTCAAGGCGATCACCTATTTGATATTGATGATGACATGATGGATAGAGATCCTCGTGATGTAGAATATCTTAAAGCCTACATGAAAGAGAAATTTAAAAAGAATAAAATCCGTAAAGCAGTTGGAGACATTACTCTTTTAGCTTCTATCTATGGTACTGGTATTGGTGAGATTACAACTAAAAAGATTAAAGAACTTGTTCCAGCAACAAGACAACTACCTGAAGTTGATGCTGTAGCAGTTGGTGTAGAAGAAAAAGAAACTGTAGTAGTTGGATTAAAACCAATTTCTCCACAAAACTTTCTTATTGATCCAACAGCAACATCTATTGATGATGCACTTGGTGTAGCTATTGAAGAATTTGTATCAGCACACAAGGTTGCTGAAAATGTTAAGTCAGGTGTTTATAAAGATACTGAGATTGAAGATGACTCAACGCCTGATAGAGATTTAGAAGCATCATGGCTTGATGAAGACTATAAAGATGATAAGATTAAACTTATCCGTTACTATGGTTTAGTGCCAGCTTCTTTACTTGACGCTAAAGAAGATGAGATTGAAGACATCTTAGGTGAAGGTGATCAGTCTGATCTTATGGAAGAATATGGCGACTTAGTAGAAGCTATTATTGTTATTGGTAATGACACTCAATTATTAAAAGCTGAACGCAGTCCTTACATGATGAAGGATCGTCCAGTAATTGCTTACCAAGATGATACAGTTCCTAATAGATTTTGGGGTAGAGGTGTTGCAGAGAAAGGCTACAATATGCAAAAAGCTATTGATGCTCAACTCCGTAGCCATCTTGACTCACTAGCACTTACAACTGTACCTATGATGGGTATGGATGCTACTCGACTCCCTCGTGGATCTAAGTTTGAAATTAAACCAGGTAAGAGTGTTCTTACTAATGGTAATCCATCTGAGATTTTAATGCCATTTAAGTTTGGTCAAACAGATGGTGGAAACATTCAGACTGCACAAGCATTTGAAACAATGCTATTACAAGCTACAGGTACATTAGATTCAGCAGCTATGCAAACACAACCTGCTGGTGGTGAACTATCTGTAACTCTTTCTAGCATCCTCAAGAAAAATAAACGCACATTAGTAAACTTCCAAGATCAATTCCTTATCCCATTTATTGAGAAGGCAGCTTGGAGATTTATGCAGTTTAATCCTGAAGAGTTCCCAGTTAAAGATTGGAAATTTATTCCGTCTTCAACATTAGGTATGTTAGCTCGTGAAGTAGAACAACTACAAATCATTAACCTACTTAAAACTCTTGGCTCAGATAATCCAATTACACCAATCCTTATCCAAGGTGTTATTGCTAATTCTAGCCTTCCTAATAAGAATGGTTTATTACAGCAAATTGCTCAAGCAACTGCACCTAACCCACAACAACAACAAATGCAACAAATGGCTATGCAGTTACAAATGCAAGATGCTCAGTCTAAAGTTGAGAAAACTATGTCAGAAATTCAAGTTAATAAGACTGTTGCTGCTAAAAATGTGGTCGATATTCAGACTAAACCACAAGAAACGCAAGCTAAACTTATGACTGCTATCTCTACAAACCTACCAAATGAGGATGATAAAATATCCGCAGAGTTCGATAGAAGAGTAAAAATAGCTGAATTAATGCTTAAAGAAGCTGATATGGATCAAAATCTAGAGATTGTCAAGCAACAAATGCAATCTAGTAACAAACCCTTGACAAATTAAGATTTCTATGCTATAATTGTTATATAAACTCTCATTATACACTACTTTTATTAAAAAGGCAATAGATGGAACGAGAATTACAAGAATACTACGAAAATAGATTTAGCACTATGGCTACAAAAGGTTGGGAAGACTTCATAGAAGACACTCAAAACCTATTTGATACATACAATAAAATTAATACGGCTGACTCGTTTGAAGAGTTTCATAAACGAAAAGGTCAAATAGACATACTTCAATGGATTCTGTCGCTTAAAGGTGCTTCAGAGCAAGCCTACGAGGAGTTAAAAAATGAAGAAGTTGTTTGAGTTCCATTGTTCCACTTGTGATAATCACTTTGAGGAACTAACGGAGTACACACAAACTTTTCCATGCCCCAAATGCAACTCTAACGCTGATAAACTTATTAGCACACCTAGAGTTAAATTAGAGGGTTGGTCAGGAAGCTTTCCAAGTGCAGCTGATGCTTGGGATAAAAAGCGTAAACAAAAATTGGCTGAAGAACAAAAGCAGAATGCCGCTTGAAATTCTTTCCTAAAATGCTAAACGCACAGGAGAAATAATATGGCAGGATTAATAGATGAAGTGTTAATAAATGGATTGGAAGCTTCTAGTCTCGAAGACAAGGCTCACGACTTAAAGGTCGAAGAACCCAAAGTTGAAGAGAAAGTAGAAACCACCCCAATAGAGGATGTCCCTGACAAATATCGTGGTAAATCACTAAAAGATATTGTCTCGATGCACCAAGAAGCTGAAAAGCTAATAGGTCGTCAAGGCAGTGAAGTTGGTGAACTGCGAAAAGTAGTCGATGACTTTATTAAGACTCAAACAACTAAGGAATCCAAGACACAAGAAGCAACAGAAAATGATGATGATTTTTTCATTGAACCTAAATCTGCAGTAAAAAGGGCAATTGACAATCATCCTGCAATTAAAGAAGCACAGACTCAAGCATTAATGATGAAGAGAGAACAAACTCTTTCTCAGCTTAAATCTGAATTTCCTAATGTAGGTGAAGTTGTACAATCTCCTGAGTTTGCTGAGTGGATTAAGAATTCAAGAGTCCGTACAGAGCTATTTGCTAGAGCAGAGACACAGTTTGACTATGATTCTGCTAAAGAACTTCTCTCTACATGGAATGATAAACAGTCTATCACTAAAAAAGTAGCAGAAACATCTAAAGTTGACCGAGACCAGCAATTAAAAGCTGCTGATATTGGAAGCCAAGGAGCTACTGAATCTGTTGCGAAGAAGAAATATCGTCGAAGCGATATTATTAAACTAATGCAATCCGATCCTGATAAATATGATGCTATGTCTCAAGAGATTATGGCAGCATACCGAGAGGGTCGTGTAATTTAACTTTTTAGAAAAGGATTTATATCATGGCTTTAGGTACCGATCAAGTTACCATTACCACAGCAGCAACCTTTATTCCAGAAATTTGGAGTGACGAGATTGTTGCTGCGTACAAAAAGAACTTAGTAGCTGCAAATTTATTTAAAAAAATGTCTTTCGCTGGTAAAAAAGGTGACACTGTTCATCTTCCTTCACCAACAAGAGGTTCTGCAGCTATTAAAGCAGCAAATACACAAGTTACTCTTATTGCAGCAACTGAAGCAGACATCGCTGTTTCAATTGACAAGCATTATGAGTATTCACGCTTAATCGAAGATATTGTCGAAGCACAAGCTCTTTCATCACTCCGTCGTTTCTACACAGATGATGCTGGTTATGCTTTAGCAAGACAAGTTGACACATCATTAATCCAATTAGGTCGTACATTCAATGGCGGCTCAGGTGCTACTTATGGTGGTGCATATATTGGTGGTGATGGTACTACTGCTTATAACTCAGGTACTCCTAATGCTTCTGCATTAACATCTGCTGGTATTCGTAGAACTGTACAACGCTTAGATGATGCTGATTTACCAATGGAAGGTCGTTTCTTCTTGATTCCTCCTTCAGCAAGAAACACATTAATGGGTATTAACGAGTACACAGCTCAATCCTTCGTGGGTGAAGTTGGTGCTGGTAATACAATCCGTAATGGTGAAATTGGTTCATTATATGGTATCCCAGTGTTTGTTTCTTCAAATGCTGATACTGCAACTGGTGCTGCTCGTATTGCCCTAATGGGTCATAAAGATGCAGCTGTGTTAGTTGAACAACAAGGTGTTCGTTCACAAACACAATACAAACAAGAATACCTCGGTACTCTATACACTGCAGATACACTCTATGGTGTTAAAGAGCTCCGTGATGGTGCTTGTTTCGCTTTAGCAGTTCCTGCTTAATGCAACTTAGCCCTTCGCAAGAGGGGCTATTTTTATGTTTATTCTTTGAGTGAACATAAAGATATTTAAAGGAGATTACTATGTTAGTTAGAGAAAAAGCCACAGGTCAAGAATTATATGTTACTGAGCAAGATGCTAAAATGTACCTTAGTAGCTCAGCTTGGGAAGAAGTTAAGGAAACTGTTAAATCTCCTAAAAAAGAAGAAGCAGAAAAGCCAAAAGCTACTAAAGAGAAAAAAGAAGGTATTTTAAGTAAACTCTTTAATTAAGGAATAATTATGGCAATTTATAGAGGTCCAGGCGGACCAGGTGATGCTACAACAGATGCAACCAGTGAAGGTATAGTAGCGTCTAATGCTGCTACCGCAGCTGCTACAAGTGCCGCTAATGCTGCTACGAGTGCTACAAATGCTTCCACAAGTGCTTCTGCTGCTTCTTCAAGTGCAAGTGCAGCTTCTAGTTCTGCATCTAGTGCATCTAGCTCAGCTTCTACAGCAACCACTCAAGCAACTAATGCTTCTACTTCAGCCTCAAGTGCTTCAACATCAGCTAGTAATGCAGCAACAAGTGATACAAATGCAGCTGCTAGTGCTATTTTAGCTAATGATTGGGCTACAAAGACTTCAGGTGCTGTTGCAGGTGGAGAATTTTCAGCTAAATACCATGCTTCTTTAGCATCTACTTCTGCTTCTAATGCTTCAACTTCTGCAAGCAATGCTTCAGCCTCTGCCTCAACTGCCTCTACACAAGCTTCTAATGCAAGCACATCTGCAACTAATGCAGCTAATAGTGCTACAGCTGCCGCAGCTTCATTTGATTCATTTGATGATAGATATTTAGGAGCTAAATCAACTGCTCCTTCAGTAGATAATGATGGTAATGCTCTACTAACTGGTGCTATCTATTGGAATACTACTTCTAGTGCTTTATTTATTTGGACTGGTAGTGCATGGAATGCTGCTGCCTTTACAGCATCAGGATCAGTAACTGCTTTCAATACAAGAACAGGTTCAGTAACTCTTACTTCAGGAGATGTAACTACTGCTTTAGGATTTACTCCAGGACAAGGTACAGTTACAAGTGTATCAGGAACATCTCCAGTATCAGTGGCAACAGGAACTACAACTCCAGTAATATCTATGCCTGCTGCAACAACATCTGTAAATGGTTATTTAACCTCTACAGACTGGACAACTTTCAATAATAAAGGTTCAGGTACTGTTACTAGCGTTACAGCTACTAGCCCAGTAACTAGCACAGGTGGAACTACACCAGTTATTGCTATGCCAGCAGCTACTACAAGCGTATCAGGTTATCTTACAAGTACGGATTGGAATACATTCAATGGTAAGTCTAATACAAGTGGAACAGTTACAAGCGTTGCAGCCTTAACACTAGGCACAACAGGTACTGATCTAACTTCAACAGTAGCTAATGGTACTACTACACCAGTTATCACTTTAAATGTACCTACAGCATCAGCTTCTAATAGGGGTGCATTATCCTCTGCTGATTGGACTACTTTTAATAATAAAGGAAGTGGTACAGTAACTTCAGCTTCAGTGGTATCAGCTAATGGATTTACAGGTACAGTTGCAACAGCTACAACAACCCCAGCTATTACATTAACAACATCTATTACAGGTGTATTAAAAGGTAATGGTACAGCAATTAGTGCAGCTACAGCAGGTACAGACTACGCAGCAATAGCTACAGCTTCTACATGGACAGCATCACAAAGAGGTACAGTGACTACAGACAATGATGGATCATTTGATATGTCTGTTACTAATAACTTCTCATGCACACCTACTGCTACATTTGCTCTTACATTTACAAACATTACAGCAGGTCAATCAGGTTATGTTCTTCTTATTAATACTGGTGGTTATGCAGTTACAGCAGCAGCAACTACTAAAGTAAATACATCATTCTTAACAACAGTATCAGCAGCAGGCACATACTTACTATCATATTTTTCTAATGGCACTAATGTATATGTAACTACTGGTGGAGCAATGGCTTAATGGCTATTTTAAACAATAGTAATGCCATCTCTAGTGGTGGCTATGATATAAATAACTCACTTCGTTTTAGAAGTAGTGCATCTGCTTATCTAAATAGAACTCCAGGAAGTGCTGGCAATCGCAAAACTTGGACATGGAGTGCATGGGTAAAATTAGGTAAACCAAGTGATTTTTATGCTTTATTTGGCTCTACTAATAATTGTTTTATTGGTTATGGTCAAAGCACAGGTGGAGCAAATTTAGGGATTTCAGATGGTAATACATCTACCATGAATGTTCAAACAACAGCTTTGTTTAGAGACCCTTCTGCTTGGTATCATATTGTATTTGCATTAGATACTACTCAAGCTACTGCATCTAATAGAGTTAAAATATATGTAAATGGCACTCAGCAAACATCATTTGTTACTGCAACATATCCCACACAAAATGCAGATTTTAATATTAACAATACTACTGCACAATATTTAGGTAGAACATGGGATGGTTTTCAATACTTTGACGGCTACATGACTGACATTAACTTCATTGACGGACAAGCCCTTACACCATCATCATTTGGTGAAACAGATACAACTACAGGTTCATGGAAACCTAAAGCATACACAGGTACTTATGGCACTAATGGTTTCTACCTTAAATTCTCTGACATAGCTACTACATCAGGTTCTAATGCAGGTCTAGGTAAAGACTTTAGTGGTAACGCTAACTACTGGACTACTAATAACATATCTGTAACTGCTGGCACAACCTATGATGCTATGATAGACAGTCCTACGCTAACAAGTGCGACTGTGGCTAATTATCCTGTAATTAATCCTTTACAAACTGGCTCTTATGTAACAGCATCTAATGGGAATTTAACTTTAACTGGAAATACAGCAACGAACTCAGCAATTGCTATTGCTTCGTTTTCATTTACATCAGGAAAGTATTACTACGAATACACGCAAGGAACTGTTTCGTCAGAAACTTGTGGTTTTGCTTTAGCTCCTGTTACAGGAAGTTTACTTGACGGGGAAGTTTTTGCTGCCAATAATGCTTTTGGGGCTAGAGCAGCGGGTACTACTTATGGAACATCAAAAATAGCATCTTCCTTAACATCATGGGCAAGTGGGGATATTGTTGGGATAGCTATTGATGCCGACAATGGTGCAGCTTATTGGAGTAAAAATGGAGTGTGGCAAACTTCAGGAGTGCCAACAAGTGGGGCATCAAAAACAGGGGCGGTAGCTGGATGGACTCCAACAGCATCTAGTATTGTTACTCCATTTTTTGGTGCATATAGTGGCGGTTTTATTAATGCTAATTTCGGACAACGACCATTCTCTTACACGCCACCTACAGGCTTTGTAAGACTAAACACATATAACCTACCTGATAGCACTATCAAAAAAGGTAATACTGTGATGGATGCAACTACATATACAGGTAATGGTGCAAACAGAAGCATAACAAATGCTGGTGCATTTAAACCTGATGCAATATGGATTAAAACAAGGTCTGCTGGAGCATATAACCA